AAGCACTAGAAAAAGAATGATAGGACATCAAATATTCTCCCACTCATTTAAGTCAAGCATAAAGTTAGCTGTCTCAGCAGCAAACTTAGGAGACACAGTTTGAGCAATCATAAGAATCGCCAACTGCTTTTTCTCACTGTCTGGCAGCTCGCTAAGAACGCCTAAGCATTCCTTAACTTTGTTAGAGATGCCGTTAAATTCTTCTTTGTTAATTGGCATTAGTTGCTACCTCCTTGTACTTGAAGATTCCACTCACTTAGAGATGCCCAAGATAAACCTGTAACACCTTCTAAAAGTTCTCCATCTTCGTTGTACTCACGAATACTTACATAAACATTAGTTGGATCATTAGCATAAAAATGAAATCCAGTAATACGAAATTCAGCACCATGAGGATTAGTTAATAGTGCTCCTTTGAGAATGTTTAAATCAAAGGATGATGTTTGCAAGTCCATTAGTTTTCCTCCTTTGTTGTGTAGTAGTTGGTAATGGTTTCAGCTAACGCCTCTATCAGCTCATGATCCCAAGGCTCATCTTGTGCTAACCCAAAATTACTTAGGTTCTTGATCATGTCTTGTGCTAATTCAGCTTTATAGCCTGGTTGTGACATCTGATATTCAGGTGTCCACGGACAATCATTTGGATCTAAATAAGTCATAAGTCTTTCCTCTTTTTGAGTTGTTTCTTATGTTTATTTACTTGACCAGCCCATGAAAGGAGCTCCTCTAGTAAATCTGATACCTCAGCAGCAATAGAAGTTAAGTGTTTTTCACTTCCTTCTAGATTTCCTGATTCTTTCTTTACTCCAAGCATGATTGCTTGAAGTTCTTCTACCTCATATTCCCTAGTAGAAAACAAGTGCTTGCATTTAGAACACCTCCTCCTCCTACGGATATAAGGTGTCTGGTTTGTATTTCTTGTTTCCACTGAAGGAGCATCAGGAATTTTTTCCTGACCTGCTCCAGTGGATACAAAACTTACAGAGCCACAAGAAGGGCACTTAAGCATATTTAAAAAAGCAAATGGATAATAAATAAAAATCCAGCTAGGGATATTAAGACAAGTTGTCTTTCCCTTAGTGTTTGAACCACTCCCTCCTGATATTCAACATATTCAAGAGCAGCAGTAGAGATATCATCTTTTAAAGATGACTCTGTGATGTTGTTAGACATAACAAATACATTTCTGGGGCTTGTGTAGCGCTAAAGCACTACTTGTAGGCTCCTTATAAAAAGGAACCTGTGGAAGGCCCATATAGAGCCCTCCATAGGTTCATTTATTCAGGTAAAGAATCAGAGTCATTGAATAACCAGTCATCAAAAAGCTTTGCTTGTCGATACTGTTTTAACTTTTCTTCTTCTATTTCGTATGGGCTTTTATGTTTAAGCCCATAACCCTGGAATAATTCTTTTTCAGTCATTAGTTAAACCACCCATTCCATATCTTGCATGGCTACAGACGAATTAAAAAACTTATTAAGCAATGAATCATTACCTAATATTTTTTCTACCATCTGCATACATTCTTCAATCTCAAATTCTGTAAGACCTGATCCAAATGATTGAATTAAAGGAATACAATCATCTGATTTCTTTTTGTTTGATGCCGTAGCTGATAAAACTAAAGCACCAATAAAAGCATTTTTTTGTTTTCTTATTGTCTCTAGAATCTTGAGACTCTCTTTAACTGTTGGCATTGGTTTTAAAGTTTCTGGGACACTTAATAGGCTTCTTCATAAGAAGAGCCTGTGCAAGGCTCGTAAGCCCTGCATAGGATCATCTAACCATAAATGGCTTTAAGGGATTTTTCTCCTACTCCTAAGGCTTTCATTGCTTTCTTCTCTGCAAAAAGAGCTATTTGATCTCCTTCCTTTTCTTCATTTGTTAGAGCAGGTATTTGAACTACTTCAGGAGGTTCTGGGATCATCCATTCGTAGTTATAATTAGCTTTCCAACAACTCCAATTAAGAATAGATAAAGAGCCATTCCACAAATAAGAATATTCTATCTGGCAAGTGTCATACATTAAAAAGTCTTTTAGATCTTCATGGTGAGCAGTTCTTAATTCATCACCTCTCATCGCATAAGTAAGAACAATTGGTTTTTCAAGTTTGTTTCTTTTCCAGTCTGAATCTGATTCAATACAAGAAATGTCACCACCTTCAATCAATTTTCTAACTTTTGCTGAAGTCGTATAATTCCTATTTAATTTGACTCCTAGCCATTCTGGATAACCATCAAAATGATGGTAGACAGAATCAATGGAACCATCAGCGTTTAGGATTCCAATCCTTGATCTAGTAGACATAAGTTTTAAAGGTTCTGGGACTAGATAACAAATAAAATTTGCTACCTAAACTTGATTATACATCTACCTAGTGTTTTTTCAATGTTTCCTAGTGTTATTAGTTCTTTGTTGAGGCTTCCTCCCTTGCTATTACTTACTACTCTTTCTTTTGTTTCACTCTGTTAAGATGTTTAGGAGGCTTATCGATGAAATAAAAAGACAAGTACAAATGTACTAAATGTAGTTATTAGACCCTATTTAGTGGCTATACCTCCCCTATCCTGTCCAAAGTTTGTCCAAATGGTATTTATTAATTACTAATAGACTGCTACCACTAGCCTTTTAGAGTCTGCTTAACTGTCTTCTAAGCAGTTATGCAAGATTTCTACAGCAAAAAGGCTCTTTTTACCCTAGAAAATTGACCATGAAGGGGTGATTTTTTGGATTTCATACATGCGATACCCCTTCAAATTTTTGCGTCAAAACAAAGGAGGAGACAACAGGTAGGGAGAGGGTGCCCCAAAGGGATCGCCCAGAATGATCCCAATGGGACGTTATAGGAGTTAGCTATAAGAGGTCATAAGGGTTGTTATAGGAAGGTTATAAGAGGGCTTTTGGTTAGGAAGAAAGGGAAGAATCTGTAGCAGCTTCTTCTTTTGTTAGAAACCTTTGAAGTCTTTTGGGGTTCTTTCTTTTTTCTTTTGTTACTTTTCTTTTTTCTTTCTTTGTTTCTCCCCTCTGGGGTCTACTCCGTAGATGGGCCCTTGGGCAAAAGCAGGAGGAACCTTAAAGGAAAAAAGGTAGTGTACTTAAAGATGATTTAGGGGTGACCCTATTGTCAATTTATGGGTGACCTTAATAATGTAGGGATCTAAAAAACCCTTTGACCTCCTCTAAAAGCCAAAGGGTTTAGTAGATACCTAATTAAAGTTGTTTAATAAATAGATTGCATAAATAAACTACAAATTCAGTGTAATCAGAACATAGAAGCATTGGAATGGTCAGTTTGTTTAATTTGGTCCATAGACATACCCATAGCTGTTTGGGTAATGGTGTTGTTTATGGAGGAACCCCATTCATCTAGGTGAAGTCTAAGGAGTTCATCTTTTCTAGATCTTATGTTGCGATCTTCATCAGCAGACATGAAATCAGTCCAATAGGAGACAGCACCAGATAGAGCATCTAGGATATCGTCATGGACTAAGGAGCCTTTGTGACGTGTTATGCGGGACATTTGATAAAAAAGCTGGAGTTTTAGTTTTCTTTCTGGTGCTTCATTTGTATTGGATCTGTAGTCTTTTTCTACGACTTTCCTATCAATGATTAATCGGTGAGAGTTCATTACAGGTTCTAAGGTATCTATGATTCTGAACTCTTTAGTTTTGTTATTACGTACGTTTTCTATTTGACAGGGATGAAATCGCATTAAGTAAGGTTTTAGAAGTTCAGCAAACATGCCTCCTCCGAAGTTTTCTTCACAGATGATGGTATTAACTTTGTGATCTCTAGCTAATTTGGAAAGTCTTTCTAAAACTCTGTCGTCATAACCACCAACAAGGCCACCTGCATCTGATACGAATAGGTTTCCGTTAAGCATCTTGACAATTGCATAACCAGTAGCATCTTTTCCTTTACCAGAAGGGTCAATTGACATAACTGAACCTGTGTATTCAATCCAGTCACCAAATTCTTGTGCAGGTCTGTAATAGCGGTCTCCATTAAAACCTACACATGGGAGATCTGGTAGGGAGTATTCAGGAGAATTAGACCATATGACTTTTTCTGGAGCGTGTTCAGGGTTAATTGAAGAAATTATTAGGTCAGAAAGTTTAAGAGGATATCTATCTTGATCTGAAAGGGAGGTATCCAGCATGAACTGGAGGGAGAAGCCAGAGCGACCATAGGAAGCTTCTCTTTCCATTAGGTCAACACTGTTGAATCTATCTGGATCAACAGGATCTTTAGGCTTTACAACCTCATCTAGGAGCCTTTGAGCAACTTTAGGAGCAAGTCTATCTCCGTAATTGTTTTTAAGGTTTGGATATCTAGCAGGCCATATGCATGTTTCATATCCTCTTTCTTCTAAGGTGAGATAAAGACTTTGTTCTGTTTGCGGTGTACCTAAGAAACAAATTTTGCCTTTAGGTTTAAGGATTGCGTCAAATTCTTTTACTGCTTCACTAAGTTTGTCTCTCATCGGTTGAGTGAAGGAGTTATTAGGAACTTCTACGTCATCAGCTACAACTTCATCAGCCCTAGAACCTGCCATTTGTCCTAGTACACCCACAGATTTAACTGAAGGAGCATGGTCAGCTCTAGCAGGTCTTACATCAAAACTTATTTTACTGTTTCTCTGGTTACCATCTGGACGTAATGGAGCAAGGATATCCATTTCAGATATCAGTCTCATAGTAAAGGTAGAGAAATTATCAGCTCTATCTTTTGAAGCAGAGACCACAAGGAACTTTAGTTGTGGGTCCATGCGTAGTTTCCAAACTACATAGGCAGAAGTAATCCAAGATTTACCTACACCTCTAAAGGCTTGAATTATTTTTCTTCTAGGTCCGTGTTGAAGGTATTCAGCTATTTCTAGTTGTACTGGTGTTGGATCAGGAAGATTTAAATGCCTCCAAGTAAGAATTAGAAAGTATCTAAAGTCTTGTAATTTCTCTGGTAAAGGTTGCAATTATCTTTCTAGTGGATGAATAGCTTCTAGGTCAGGTAAAGAAGCCATCAAATCTCCAAAGGGTGATTCTGGTACTGGTAAACATTCAATACCATTATCTTTTAAAAACTGTCTAGCAACATTTAAGTCAGAAGGTTTAGCATCACCTGCTCTAATTCTGTCTAATAATTCTTGTACAAGTACTGTATGAAGGCTTTCTAAGGCTTTTTTATTATCTTCCATAGGTTCCTTAAGTGTATTTAGTTAACAGGATAGCGTTAATTAAGCAGCCATATAGTTTTCTAATTCTTCTGCTTTGTCGTTAAGACCGGTATAAAGGCCATGAAGTTTATGATCAGGTCTATGTCTACCGTCAAGAATATATAAACGTTCCATTCTTAAAACACGTTCTTCATCTGCTTTTCTCCATTCAGGTTTATAACTAAGCATTGGTAATTTGCAAAAAATAAGATTGTTGTTAGGGTTAGATTGGCTTAAGAGTCCCCATTAAAAGCCCAATAAAGCCTCCTCTGGTCATAAGGGAGGCTTTGTTGTTTCTATAAATAGGATTCTACTATGTTTAAAGCTATTGGATCATTATTTGTTTATAAAAGTCCTAAACCAAGGGAAGGATATAAACATTTTTTAAGATATTTATCATCTAGAAAATTAATGAGTTTAGCTGAAACAACAGGACATTATTCAAAAACAGAGTTGATTAGAAGGATTATGAGTCAATGATATTTTTTAGATTCTTCTAGTCTGACAACAGATTTTTCTAATTGATTTAGGCGTCTAAATATTTCAATAATATCTTTTTCTCTGCGTCTATTAATACTTCCAACGGTCATAAGAAAGATACTAATAACAGCACCAATAGTTGCAGCAATAACTTCAGGCACTGACGGATTAAGCAATTTGTCTTATCTTAGTTTGGCAAGCTTGTATTTTTTTTATGAATGACGAAACCAAAAGCGAAACCCAAGCCAAAAAAGAAAACAAAAAAAACCCAATACAAAGGTTAAAAGAAGGATTGGATGATAAGGAAGAACAACTGCAAGTCTTGTCTACATTTGTGCGTTTAGGAGTTGTCGTTTGGAGTGGTTTTATTCTGACTCTTAATTATGTAACTATCCCAGGTTTAGGTGAGCAAGAACGTATAGATCCAACTTTCATTGCGAGTGTATTTACGGGAGCACTCGCTTCATTCGGGCTTGAGACAGCAAAAAAGAGAGGTGATGGAACGTATAAAGCTGACGAAGAAAAGAAAAAAGCAGAAGCAGCAGGAGGATTTGCTAATGGAGTTCCTTACACAATCGTTAGGGTTGAAACTCCTATAAAGCTTGTTCCTGAGAAAGCTAAAATTGATCCTATCTCTGGCAAGGAAATCGATCCACAAACAGGAAAACTAACGTGAAGGCCGCAATAGAAACCGTTAAAAATATTATTTCTCCAGAGCAAAACTGGAGTAAGTTTTTAATGAAGATCGTTGGCCTATCTGCTATTTCAGCAATAGGTCTAATTGGCTTCAAGGCTTATAATGAATCAAAGATTGTTGATGATGGAGGCGACAAAGAAATCAGCGTTCTATTTGAAGAAGATCCAAGCAAGAAACTAAAAGTAGAAGCGTTGTTAAATGGAATCCTCGCAAAAAACAGAGATATAAGTTCTGTCTGGTTATATGACTGGCCTGACGCTAGAAATATTGTTCCTATTGCCAACTTCCCTAGAACATCAATAGATCCAGTGCCTACTGGTTATTGGATGCCAGGAGATGAACAGGTGATAGGTCATTTTGTATTAGCTCAATGCACCAAGTTAGATAGGGCATTTATTAATGTTGCTTGTCCTATTACAGGTAAAGAAGATGCTTGGGGCGTTTTAGTTGTTACTTACGAACAGGGGCCAGTAGATAAAATAGCTAATGTAACAGCAAAGAAAATCAGCGAAACGCTTTACTTGCTGCCTGACTAACCATGAAACACTTCCTCTTCCTGCTTTTATTGGCGGCTCCAGCTCAAGCTGACATAGCAATCAAACACACAGCTTCAACAAGCTTGAAAGTTGATGGAGCAGCAGTGCAGGCGATACGAGTCCCAAGCACCTATGCGGTGTCAGGCTCAAACATGAAAGTTACGACTGGAGAACACTTTGGAAAATTAACAGCAGGTTCGGCTTCGGCAGCAGCAACACTTGATGTTGGTGTTTATGAAGTTAATACGGCTGGATCTGCATTTTCGTTTTCTGAGAGCTGGCTTCAAGGTGACGCTATTCCAGCGATAGGTTCAGGAGTGGATGTTTCTGCTGGAGTTGTTGCTGACATGCCAGCCTTCGGAAATACCGTAGTTACTTCAGGCGGAGTTGCTGGAAACCTTGCTGGTACGGTTACTTCTGCTGGAATTGCAACAACCGTTGCTGGAGGGGCGGGTACAACTGGGACCGCTCAGTATTCATCAGAAATTACCGTTAAATGATACTTAATGAGTAAAATATGTAAGTTATTACTGCTTATATCCTTTACAGGGACTAGCGTTTCTGCTGTTCCCGTCGTCCCCACATTCTCAACTGGTACTTTAAACAGCAGACAGGAAACTAAAACTGTAGTAGCCGAAACTATTACATCAGTAGATTACCGATCAGGGTATGAATACGTTGTCTCTGGTCATAACATCGAACCACTAAATACAAACGCTATTTCACCTAAAGCTGTATTAAATGCACCTCAAACCGTTGACAACATCACCTTTACATGGACATCAGTAGATGTAACACCAGCAAACAAACCCGACTGGGGAATAAAAACTGCTGGCAACGCTTTCTCATTCACAGAAACCCTATCAAATCCTGGCCTTTCAAACGTAACTACAATCAACCGAACCACAACAACAGAATCTATTGTGGAATCGGTATCTGTCTTTACTCAATAACATTTAGTCAACCAGTATTTGCAAACGCTACGACTATAGCCTCTCCATCTGCAACATCCCAAGGTTCCGTAATCAATCAAGGTATCCAGGTGCAGTCGGGAAGCTTTATGTTTCAAGAAGTAGGTGATGGAATCCGTTGCAGTGGCACAACTTTAACCATTAATCCTTTCATTTCAAAAGTCAATACTTGGAAAGATCCGTTTGAACCAACGTACCTTGAAAATGTATATGACGATAGTACAGATGCAGATGGTAATTTATTAAACCCTGGTGGAGTTTTATACACCAAACCAATTAGAACTGGACAAGCCAAAAATAACTTAAGCTTCAATTACGGTATAACTGCAACCGTGGCAGTACCACTAGATCGCCGCATGACTAGCAGGTGCGTGGCGGCTATGAATACACGTGTTAGATATTTAGAACAAGCCTACAAAGCCAAAAAATTAGATTACGCTCTTGGGCGTTTAAAAGTATGTGCTGAGCAGATGCGGCTCGGCGTTGTTTATGCAAAAAATAGTCCTAGTTATGTTGTCTGTGAAGATGTACGACTTGTAAATCCTCCTAATACATTGCCAGATCATAAACATTCTATTTCCGAGACAACCTCTGTTCCTTTTTCCTTTCAGAAAGGGACTTTACAGGAGGCTTCTTCCCCCGAATAGCTAATAACTTCTTAGTAATCTTCTTAGAAAATGATTTTACTTGTCCTTTTAGCTGCTTCTGAAAAAACTTAGCTATGGGTTGACCAATAACAGTTACACCAACAACTGATGTGATAGCAATAGCAGATGTATTTACTAAAACTGTGGGTTGTGGAGCGTAATTACCTGCAATCTCTAGTGGGTTCAAGCCTTCCCATACTGTTTCACATTTACCTGTAAGCACATCTCTTTTCCAACCTTTAATCCTTGCAAGTCCTCCTTTACCTAACGAACCAACAGGAGTTTTAGCAAGTGTGTCTAAAGGTGGGCATGGAAGTATATCTGCAATAAACTCTCCATCAATACCTGGAACTTTAAAATCTTGTTGCCCTATATCGGTATCTCCCTTCTCGTTATTGGAGCTATTCTTTTCTTTCACTTTCTTTCTCTGGTTCCCTTTTAGCTTTGGAATAGGTGGAACTATTTCCGGCTCATCTGCTTTTACAGGTCCAACAGCAGATAGCCCGTCCCAATCAACAGCCATGCTTTCAAGTGTTGGTACGTTTCCATCACAGACATAGAAATTTCCTTTGGGATCTGAGGTTACTAAATTCTTATTTTTTAACGTTCTAGCCCTTACACAACCAGGCATTTGAATAACTGGAAAGCCTATGTTGTTAGGTAATACAGCTTTAGGTGTAGGAATTATTGTTGTATCTATCGAAGCTTCAGGTATCTCTCTAACAGAAATATCTTCTATTTCCATTTAGCAATCATTCCATTGACCAGCAAGATCACTAGCTGCATTTCCTACTTGCTTCCTAGCTTGACCAAAGAATATTCCTGCTAATACTGGTCCTACAATAGGAATCCCTGCAATAGCTGGTGTTACTTGGACTGATCCAGCATCTGCAATCATCATTCCATTACTTCTACCTTGAGCTTGTTTCTCTATACATTCAATTTGCTTTGCTGTTAATTTTCCATCTATACCTTGCGGATATGTAATAAATTGAGCAACGCTTTCCTTATGAATGTATTTCTTTTTAACGCCCTTATTGAATGTAGGTTGCTCTGAATCCTCGTATGAGAGCATTGTCTTTGGGTCATGCTGACGTTGTGCCATTGTCCATTCTTCTGATCCATCAGCAGCTTTGTTGCTGCGAATAGAAAAAGATGAATAAGGAGTACTTGGAAGGTTAGCAATATTAGGGATGCCATTTTTCTGAGATAGCATACTTAAAGCCATAAAATTGCTTGCTATTAAACCTCCACCTAACACAAGAGAAGTTAGGCCATTAAATGATTTAAATTGGATCATCTGTTAAAAACTGGTCCTGTTGTATTAGGAATAGAAGGAATTTGTATTTGACTTTGAATGTTTTTAATCAATTGATCTTGAACTGTAAAGATCATGTCATTTACAAATTCAGCTCTTTTCATGTAAACAAAACCTCCTCCACCAACTGCTATTAAAAGAACAGCAGTATTGACATAGGTTAGGATTTTAACCATAAAAAATTCTTGGGCTGTATTTATAATACTTAGGAAGTCTTAGTTAGTCATGTTTGGCTAGTACTAGGCTAATCGTAGAAGTAGTAAATAAAGTACCTATTAATGTGCAACTAATAGTGATTGCTCTTAAGACGCTACTACAACTCTTGCTGCTCCCACTGTTCCACTGCTTCCATGTGTACCATGACTCCCAGTATTAGTATGACCAGTTGGAACAGTTAATACTTGAGCTATAGGTGCTGCGCCTGCCATCTTCATGCTTGAACCACCAGAGCCACCGTTTGGGTAAGCACCACCAGCTCCTCCGAAGTAGCCTCCGCCACCACCTCCGCCATTTCCGTAATATTCAGGTTCTATATTGCCTCCTGTTCCTCTAGCGGAGTTGCCGGCACCTCCAGTAGTTTGAGTTTTATAGCTTGAGCTTCCGGTAGAACTACCACCGTATCCACCACCACCTTCATAAGCATTTCTATTGCTATGACTAGCATTTACACCAGCATTATTATCACCGCCTCCTTCGCTGCCGTTCCCTCCATCTCCTCCTGCAGCGTAGACCAAATTATTAGTGTCACTTGTGGTACCTGAATTAACATGACCTCCGTCACCTGCATCAGTAGGAACATTATTCCAAGCTGAAGAGCCACCACCTCCAGCACCTCCGACTATTACATCCTGCCAATTGTTTGAAGTGTCTTTATATTGCCAAGCACTTGCCCCACCACCACGAGAGGGACAGGCATAAGCCGCTGATCCATCATCAAGATATGTCCCTGCTCCTCCTACACATGCACGTAAATAAATATTTGAACCGTGTGTTCCTGACGCGAAAGTGTAACTAGCCGCAGCATCTCCACTATCTCCACCATTAGAGTTTGTTTGATTCCAAGCTCCACCAGACCCACCAGACCCACCTACGGCATAGAAAGAAATTAACTTATCTGTAGGAGCAAGATATTCAACCCAAGATGTACCCGACGCATTTGTTGTACTTCCAGCAGCAAGAAACGTGCCAGCAGCAATAGTTGAAATAGAAACAATACTAGATGAGTATATTTTTTCTGTACCACTATTAGCCCATGCTAAAAAGTAGTAGGTAGTGCTTGCCGTTAAAGTTCCTGTAGTTGTAGTTGTTGAATTACCTGTAACACTAGTTCCTGAATTTTTTATTGTTGTAGCGTTATTTGTTGTTGAATAATTAACTCCAAAAGTAAGAGGTGCTCCTAATGTTGTTGTATTGGAGTACGTTGCTGTAAGCGTTGTTGCTGTGGCTAAAGATAGGCTTAAATTGGTGGGAGCTTCTGCGGTTGGAATAGAACCCCCGCCTAAAAACATTTGTTGAATTGGTGTCATATCAGCTAAGACCTGATCCTGAGATATAGGCAACTGTTCCTGAAGCCCATAAGATAGTAGCCATTCCTCTTGTTGCTAAAATACGGTTCGCATTATTGCCATCTGCTGTGTTATACATCGTTGTTCCTTTTATAATTGTTATATTTCCAGCCGTATTATTGACAATTGTTATTGCATCACCAGCAACATGTCGGCTATCTACCCATGTTATATTTCCACTAGCAAGGATATGTTTTCCAGCATCAGAAGCTAATAACTCATAAGCAGAACCTTGAGTATTTTGAGGAATAGATCTTACATCACCTTTTGAATCTTCTATTGTTGAAGTAACTAGAGTAGCTGCTGCAATGGTTATATCACCTGTTGCATCTGCTGTTCCTGTTGTTGTTCCAACTATAAACTTATCTGCGCTTTCATCCCATGCAAATATTGCATTATCGCCAGTAGAACCACGTTCAATAATTATTCCAGAATCATTAGCATTACTAGTCGCTCCACTATTTAATTCTAATAAATTGTCCGATATAGTCGTATTTGTGCTCGCTACAGTAGTCGTGGTCCCATTTACAATCAAATTTCCTGACAGTGTGAGATTAACTCCTGTTGCTGTACCTGTTAAAGCTGGACTAGCAAGATTAGCTTTTAAAGCATCAGCAGTATCTACATAAGCTTTAACTGATTGCTGACTAGGGGGTGAGGTGTCACTGTTAGAAGCAAAATTATCTTCATCTAATATATTAATAATATTGCTATTTGTTTGAACGCTATTACCCATCGACGCATGAGATGAGCATTGATAATGCAATATTTGTGGAGTCGTATCTGAAACAACTATTTGTGTATAAGCTCCAGCTGAACCAGGAGTACCACTAAGAGTAACGCCTGTTGTGTAACCAGTAGTTTTATTTGCATCTAGGTAAAAAACAAGTGGATGACCTGAGTTAGTATTATCTGCTTGGTCAAATTTATATGTACGACCTGGAGTAAGAGTTAAAAAAGGAGATTCTTTACCATCAATTTTGTATCCAGAACTTGATCCAGTCCCGTTATATCTATGAGCAGCAGTCTTAGTTGCAACAGTAACTGTAAACGTTTTGACATTGCCTGTATAAGTTGCATTTAAACTTGAAAACCCAACTAAAGCTCCATCATTTGTAAGCGTTGCATCTCCTGTAAAAGTAGGACTTGAACTAGAACCTGGATCGACCCAAGACAAAACACCTGATCCATTACTTGCTAAGACATATCCATCTACAGCAGCATCAGTAGCAGGAAGAGTAAGAGTAAAGCTACTAGCAATCGTGCCAGGTGATTGAAGAGCTACATAATGCGAGCTATCAGCATCAGCAAAACGTAAATCTTTTTGAGCATTAAGAGTTACATCGCCTGTAAATGTAGCTCCTGACGAGCTGGCTAAATCACCTGTAGCTGTTACACCTGCTTGCCAAGAACTACCATTATATACTCTTAATTCATTGCTTGAAGTATTAAAGTAAAGATCACCAGTATTCAGTCCTGATGTGGGATTTGTACTAGCAATACTGTATGTATTAGCAAAAGAATTAACTGCTGCTATGTTTGTTGCAACTGTATTAATATTCGTTACTGCACCTGCAACTGTAGTTATATTTCCTGATATTCCAGCAACTGTTGTTACTTCTGTTGCTTTTGGTGTTTGTCTATGAAATGTATAAGTATGAAGTGTAGATGTTGTCTCTACAATCATTCCAAAACCAGCTGCATAAGTTGTACTATTTGCTAAACCATTAATAGTAATAGTTGCATTATTAGATGCATTACCATTGGATATTGTTGCTACTCCACTACCATTTGAAGTAAGGTTAGAAGCAAGAGCTTTTATACTAATTAAAGTACCAGCACCATTGTTAACATCAGGGTTTGCATCAGGAAAAGATGTTTCATTTGCTATTGGAACAAAACCACCTACATCATCAACTAAATCAACAATACGAGCATCAATAGCTGCTGTAGTTGCTATATGAGTATTACCTGAACTCCAAGAAGCTCCACTAAGAATAGTTTCAGAACTATCTTGTCTAAAATAACGACTATCAGAAGCTAATGTTGTAAAGAAAGAAGTGTCATTTGCTGTAGCACCTGCTTGTTCACTATTAATTACAACAGTATCTCCATGTAATTTTGCTGTAGTAATAGAAGCATCAGCCACTTCAGTTGCTGTAATTGCAGAAGCAGCTATTTGACTAGAAGTAAAAACTTTTGTATCTACATGATTAAGAACTTCTTGTAGACCAAATAATAAATGCTCAGTATTTGTATCAAGATCAGATTCAGTTAAGATTGCTCCATCTACGAAATCTACTTTTTTAGCACTTATATTTGTATCTCTTTGGAACTTAATTGCAGCACTGTTTGCTGGATGATTCCCTGAAGTAAAGGAAATGGTAGTAGCTGATGGAAAGGTGTAGTGGGTAGTTTTAGTTTTTAAGACACCATCAACAGTTACATCTATCTCATCTTCAGAAAGGTAACTGAAAGAGATAGAGAAGGGACCAGCACCACCATTGCCAGTGTGACTAGTAAAAGATGCAGCAGTGTTAGTAGCCATGATTAATTAGAGACACCTGTAAGCTTTTCAAGTTTTTCAAGAGATGACTGTTGAAATTTGTTGTTGAGTTCAGCTCTTAATTTTTCATAGTCTACTAAAATATCAGGGTTTTTCCTTAAGAAAGATTTTCTAGCAGCATCTTTATAGCGAGCAATAATTTCTTTAAATTCACTATCTAATGTATCTCTAGCAATTTCTCTTAATTCAACAGATGTATCTTGGTTTTCACCTGTTATGTCTTCTCCCTTGGCAGTGCTTATAAGAACTTTGATTTGTGGGTTTTGCATTTTGTTGTATAAAGCTCTAACAAGTGTTATGCCATCTGAACCTTTAATAGATGCAATTTCTTTAAGATAATCTGCATATTGATTGTGATCTAATTTAATCCCACCTTCTATTTGTATTCCTCCTGTTTGAATAGGTTTGATTGTGTCTGATGGCTTTGGAATAATAATTCCTACATCATCAAGAACTGTTAAAACTGCATGGTTACGACTTTTAGTTTCCCTAATAGGATTCATAAAGTTAAAAATATCTGGTCCAAATCCAGGTGGATAATCAATAATTGAACCAGTTATAAAATTACGAAGAGGTTTTAAATCTCCATAACCATGAACTGTTGCTTTTAATTCATTAAAGAACTGTCTAATAATAAGCATTTCTTCATCTCCTGCCTTGGGTCTTGTATCTTTAATTCTAGGATCTAATGTTTTTGATACAGTTTTAGCTAAACCACTGAACGGCACAATTGTTTGAGCAGCTCTTCTTGCTAACCATTTCTGACCATAATCAAAATCACTAAGCAGATAACCAAGTTCAGTAATTCCTTGAAGATAAGTTTTATCTGTAAGGTTTCTTCCTATAGCAGCAGAAATAGCTGTTCCTACATCCATCCTGTCTTGTGGATGTAACTGACCAATAATGCTTGCAAAGTCAGCCATTAGCATTAAGTGAGAAGCCCACGGTTCAAAACGTTTAAAACTTACATATTTATATCTAGGCTTTCCATCTTTACCCATTTTAATGTTTCCATCTTTGTCTTTTAAAATGGTTCTGAAACTATAAGGTTGCCAACCTGTTTCTTTTCGTTGGTTAAGAAGATCAAAGTCTTTTGGTCCACCTCCTGTAAATGTAAATTCAGCAAAATCATCATCAATATTTCCAGCAACTAATGCTCCTACACTCCAAAGTGCTCCACCTGTAATCATTTCTCCTCTAGCTCTTGCAGCAACAGCAGTATCAGAACTTTTTAAAGCTTGTCTATATTCCTGAAGCATTAAATTAAAACCAGGTGTTCTTCTTACTTGAGCTTTAAAAATATTCATTGGTGTCCTTACAAATGGAAGGAATTGTCTAGCTACTGGATGACTGGCTAAGTTTTGTACTTTGCTTCCTAATGATCCAGGTTGCAGGTCAGAAGTAAATGTAACGTCAGCTGCATATTGTTTTGCTTTCTCGTATAACTCAGCTATCTCAATACTCTTAGTATTTTTCATACTTCCTGTGTTAACAATTGCAATAGTTCTATCAAATTGATCTTGGATATAATCTGTTAATTCTTTACCTTTAAGTCCTTTATTTACACCGTTTTCCCATGCACTAGCTTTTGTATAGGCTCTGAAATTTAAACTTTTAAAGAACTCATCTTCAGAAAGTAAAAGCCTACCTGACAACCTAACAGTTGATCCGAAACCATTAACTAAACCAGCAATTGCTCCTTCTCCATCATGTCGAATAGCAAATCTAGATCCTCCGTCTTGAATCATTCTGCCTGGATCAGTAATATTATCTTCAATACGAAAAGCAGCTCTAGCCATTTTTAATGAGTCACCAATAGAACTCATTAAATAAATCAATTCCTTGCCACCTCTTACTGCTTTTTTTGTATCAAAATGAGGATTAAATGTTAAATTACCTCTATTTTTAAATAAAGATTCTTTAAACCCAATATTTATATCTTTTCTAAAATGAATACTTCCTGCACCTATTATTTGATCAAATGGTCTTGCAATAGTATTCATTCCAGTAGAAAGAATATTAACGGCATGAGTTGCTGGACCAGAAAGAATATTATTAATCCATACTTCATTAAATACTCGTAGAGCTTTAAGAGGAATTCCTTCTGCCATCATTCTTCTTAGTCCTTCAGGATTACCACTAAGAGCTTGAAGTCTATTTGTAAGCACTCTTACTTGTTTTATTGCTGCTTTATCACCTTTCTCAACAAGGTCAAGAAGTTCTTTGAATGTTTCGTCTTTTATTGTCTCTTCACTACCTTCATCAACAACACCTCTTAAATCAGAAGCTTGATTAACAGCTTTATCTGTTGGTGTCCTTTTAGCTAAATCATCAATAGTTGCGGCTGTATCAGCAACACCACCACCAATTTTATTAGCAGCTAATGTTTGAGCAGGTATTGTTTTTAGTGGTTTATTAAGAGTAATTAGACCATCTATTATGGCAATTTGATTTTCAAAATCTGTTCTAATAGATTTAAAACTTTCTATGTTCTTAGCATCTAAAGATTGACTCATTGATGTACTCAATCTATGTAAATCTTGAGCATTTTTATTTAATAGTCTGTTCATTGCTACTACTGTTGCAGCTAAATCTTTATCACCTGTTCTTCCGTATTCTTTATTAAATTCAGTTGCAGTAGCTATTGTTTTTTGAATTGTTTGTTTGTTAGCTTTGTTGCTTATATCTTTAAAAGTTCTTTTGAGAGGCCATTGACCAGAAGCATCAGCAATTTTTATTTTTTCAGCTTCTTCAAGAATTAGATTGTTTACAACAAATTTAGGGTTAAAGGTAGTTTGAACTTTTGGATCAGTTGGATCTACAGGAGGAACATCAGCACCTGATGAACCAGAAGGAGGTTTTCTAGGAGGAACTGCTCCACCACCACCACCTACATCTACTTTGTTTACGTTTAGTTGATCTTGAGGATCCCAATAGATTTTTACTTGATGAAGACGTTTACCTTTACCTGCTTTCTTTCCTCCTTGATGAGTAAAACCACCAAAACCTTGATCTCTTAATTTACTTTCAACATCTGAAATAATATTATCTAAACTATCCATAGGCATTATTTCATTAGATCTATTTTGAGCTTTTAATTCATCAAAAATTTTACTTAAAGATGGATTTTTATTTATTGATTTATTCCATGAACCAATATTTAAGTCATCTAAAGTTCTTCCTATTAATTCATCATAATATTCATTTTGACTTGAAATTTTTTCTAATTCTTCAATTAAATTAGCTGGTGTTGATTGATCTAAATCATAAAATTTAACTGGTTGTTTTTCTGTGATTTTATAAATAGTTTCTTTTGCATCTGCTTTAACAATTTTTTTGTTTTTCTTTTGATATTTACCTGCTGTAACTAGATCATCAGTTGTATATAATCCTTGCCCATAAAGACCTCGTTCTGCGTAATGACTAGAACTATCTAATTCAAATTCATCAGCAGCCCCATGATAGAACTCACCTTTACCTCTGGTATCTGTTGTTAAATCTAACTTTTGTGGAGCATTACCACGAAGACTCACTTCAAGATCAACTTTCTTTTGATCTGTTGGTGACAGCTGATCATACTGACTTCCTTCTTTTAAGAGTTTGTCTTGTTCATCAAGACCTGATTTTATCTCTTTAAAAAGTTGTTTTGATCTAGCAATATTTTCCTTAGCTGATTTACTTGTTTCTTCAATCTCTTTAAATAATGCTTTGTATTCTTCTGGAGGGTTCTTCACCCACTCTTCAAATGTTGGTTCTTTAACTGTTAAATACGGTATAGACATCTCATCATCTATTGTTGATGCTTTTCCTGTTTGTCTATCTACCCAAATAACATCAGAATCATCTTTAAACCATTTCTTATATAACTTACGTCTTGATTCTGAATAACCTTCCATCCTGTATTCACCAGGAAGTAAGTCTTTACGGACGTTATCAAAGTTTTTCTTTAAAAGATTAATAGTTTGTCTTGGAGTTAGCTTTGCAATATCAGCTTTTTTAATACCTAATTCTGCTAACTGTGTAGCGTTTAATTCTTGTAATTCAAGAACAGCTAAATCATAAGATCTAGGAAGATTAAAAGCTTTTGCTATTGGACCTGTTTGACCTGTACCTTTATCTACTCTTTCAATAAAGACTGCACCAGATTGTGCTGTTTCACCTCTTGGAATCTCTGTACCTATCCTTGGAGAATCAGGAATTACTGTTTCCCTTACTGGCTGATCAAATTGTGCTCTAATTTCATTAGCACCTTTTATTGATTCAGTAACTTGCTCAAAGTGTTTTTTAGTTACCCATCTACCGTCATATCCTCTAACTTTTCCAGGGATAGTTGGATGAGCAGTACCAGGTAAGATCTTTTGTCTTCCTGTTGCTTTAGTAGCATCTTGAAGAACTTCATCTGTTTCTTTTAAAGCTCTAGCATCTGATTGAGCTACGTTCTTTAAATTTTCTCTTAACCGTTCAGATATCTTTCCAGTTGGTGCTGTGGCTTGTTGTTTCTTTAATAAAGTTCTTTCATTACCTATATCAAAATTTCTTTGTGCAAGTTCTCTAAATTCTTCTTGTTTTCCAAGTTTTCTTGCATCTTCAATGCTTGGACCAATCTGACTTAGCTTTTTAGCAATCGTTGCTTGTTCAATATCAAAGTCTGCTAAACGATCTCGTATTTGCCTTTGAGTTAAAGGAACATTAGGAATTATTTCATCACCAAGCTTGTCAATATCATCGTTTGCTGCATAAACAAGCTTGGTATTTTGATCATTAGTTAATCTTGTTAAAATCCTTTTTTGTGTTTCCTTTGAAAGTTTTGTAAATCCTTTACCTGCTCCTCTAATTAATCCTGTAAGAGTTTCACCAATAACCATTCCACCAGCTGCTTGTCTTAATCTTGCTTCTGCTACTCCTATTTCCTCTTCTGTTTTTGCTTTTAATAAATCTGTTATTGGATTGGCTAATGTTGGATGATTATCCAGCATATTGAACAAGTTTTCTTCATAAGGATCTTGAACAACAAAGTCAGCAACAGCTCCAGCAACAGCTCCTCTAACCCAAGGATTTGTTATTACCTTTCTAGTAGTACCACTTACTAATCCCATAGGAATTAAAAATTGTGATACTGCTTGTGGCATTGTGTATGTCCAGTCTTCTTTATCTCCTTCAACTTCAAGACCAATTTCTTTTAAATCAATTAAATCGTTATTGTCATAAGGATTACCTGCAAAGTGATCATATATATCATCAGCAAATTCAACTGTTTCATTAACAGCTTTTATAGGACCACTAATAGCACCTCTAAGAACTTTACTAGTTGTTGTTTTCTTCAACTCTTCTGTAGCTTCTTCCTGTTTTCTTTTTGCTTCATCAATAATTTGCTGTCTATCTTTTCTTATTTCTTCTAAAGTTCGTTTGTCTCCTAAAAAAGTATTGTCAGCAAAATCTACTATCCTTGAGTGAATATTCTCAAAAGGAGTTTCTGAATTTTTGTTTGTCATGATTTAACTTTTTTGTTGAAGGAACTGAACAGCTTTTTCGTAATGACCACCACCAGGTAGTAGATCTTTTAGGGCTTTGTTAACGGTAGTACCATTAGCATCTACCCAATCTAATCCACCATTTTCAATATTTCCTACATGACCAGTAAATACAGCAGCGTATATTTCTTTTGGACCATGACCAGGTTTAACTCCACGATCTTTTAGAAATTGAACAACAGCTTTAACTTGATCTTGAAAAGACATCTCAGTAGTAATGTTGTAGTTTTCTCTTTCCCAAGGACCAAATTGAATTAACCCTTGATACGTATCACCTGTATTTTTATCTGTTCCTACTATTTGCGGATCAAAACTACCAATAGTTTCATAAGAAATAATAGCTGCTAAATCTTCTGGCTTGACTCCTAATTCATTAGCACCATCACGTAATGATTGTTGTTTACTTACTGGTTTTAATTGTCCTTGTTCTTGTGCTTCTTCTATTGTTCCAGCTGCTGCTGGTCTCGTACCTGTAAGAGCATTAGCAACTTGATTAAGTGTGTTAACTACTGGATTGGAACTTAAATCACCTTCTAAATCTTGATTGTTTTTATTTGGATCAAAATCTTGATCATTGTTATTTTGTGATGAATTTACGTTGCTTGCTCCTGATGGTTTTGGTGGCTTGAATTTCTTTGCTTCTTCTAAATACACATCTCTAACGTTGTCGTTAAACCAATTTCTTTGTTCCATTTGAGAAGGCTCTCTTCCTTTCTCTTTAATAAAAGAATCTAGCCAATTAAAGAAAAGATCATTAGCCTCAATGTCTAATCTGTTAAGTTCACTAGCGGTAAAGCCTCTTAAATCACCAGAATCAGCCCATATAGCTCCTTTGATATTAGATAGTTCATTCTTAAGCTGAGTTTTAAGTGTTCCAAGTAATTGCCCTGCATATGTATATCTACCAGTTTCAACATCGTTTATAGCCCTCATTAATGTATCAAACTGTGGTTGATTCCTTTTTGGATCTTGAGCATAGAATGCATAAGCAGCATCTAATGCTTGTTGCTTGGAATCATAACCACCACCTCTAATTTTTATTAAAATTTCTCCATAATCTAATGCCATATTTTGATCTATATTAGACAATATTGTATTAAGTCTTGGAGTCATTTCTGGATATTTTGCTTTGTAATTTTCTAGAAGTGTTTGTGATTTTTTTTGTAAAACTTTTTTCTCAGCTTCGTCTTCAGTGTTGTTTATCTGTTTATTTATTTCATTAATATCTTTTAGTGTTTTTTCTAATTCATTTGTTTTTTCTATGTCTTCTAATTTTTCTTTCCTTATCACATCGTTATAGTCATTATTTTTAATGACTTTTATAACTTTATTTTTTTCATCTAGAAAAGTTGGATTATCTTCAAGAGATAATTTACCATCGGGTCCAGAAGGAAATAGCTTTGCTAAATCTAATATTTTTACAGCATCTGACAAGTCACCATTCATTCCTGCTTCTTCAGCAAAATCAGCTATTGTTTCAATAATTAAATTTTGTTGATCTGTTCTCTGCTGTCCAAATATTCCTGCATTATTCATGTCAATTTCAAACTGTTTAATTATTTCTGTTATCTTTGCCCCATCATCAATATTTAAAACAAGTGATTCAACTGTAGGAACAGTTAATTTTTTAATTTGTTCAACATTATATAATTTATGTTGTTTAATTTGATAACTTGTGATTTGTCCTGTAGCTGCTGCTAATTTTGGTAAAAAATATTTATTAACATAGGTAGGATTAATATCACCTAATTGATTGACAAATTCATTTCGTTGTTCTTCTAACCAACCTTGAAATTCTGGAGATTCAAAAGTATATGAGCTTAAAGGTCTATCATTAATTAATGTTGTTTCATAACTATTACTAAATTTATTAAGAACGTTATTACCTAATATCTCAACTTTTTGTTTTTCATAAGCTTTTTGAGCAAAAATACTTCCACCTATTAATTGTGTAGCAGCAGCTTCACCATCTTTTTTCCCAACAGATCTAACAACATTTTTAAAATCACTGAAAGAATCTTCTATAGCTAATTCCATCCCTTCTGCTTTTTCTGCTTCAATTGCTTCATCCATCTTGTTATCAAGGAAAGCTTCAATACCAGGATTAACAGCTTTTAAAGCTCTTGCTAAAACATCTAAGTCACTAGGAGGTGCAACACTAACAGGTTGTACAAATGTATCTACTGGTGCTGCTTGTGGGCGAAAACTGTTAGTCATTAAGCTTGACCTAAAAGGCTGGTGTAACTAGAAAGGCCACTGCTAAGTGTACCTAGAGCAATATCTAAATTTCCTCTTGTCTTTCCTAGTGCTTGGTTACGTTTACTTTCAGCTATGTTACGTCTGTTTTTTCGTTTAGCGTCTAAGCCTAAAGTATTCCTTCTATATTGTTGAACTGTTGAAGCTAATGTTTGATCTAATAAATTGGTAGCTTCACCTGTTTGTCTTTCTACATCACCTAGCAACATATCAATTGTTAATCCTGCTCTTTCACTAGCTCTTATTGCTCCTGCTGCTTGTGCTCCTCTCTTAGCTAATGCTAATTGTTCTTGTGCGTTTGCTTTTCTTTCTTCTTTAAGTCTAGCTGCAAGTCCTTCTTGCTCTATAGCTAAAGCAGAGTCAGCAGCTTCTGCTTCTTTTGCTGCTTGTGTTGCTTCAAACTTAGCTTGTGCATTTAACCTTCTTGTATCTACAACATTTTTTGTTCCAGTAAAAACCAGATCTGCAACAAGAGCATTAGTAACTTCTGTACCTAAACCTAAACCACTTAAAAAACTTGTTCCAAATAAACCTCCTCCACCAGCAGTAGTAGCAGCAGTAGCAGTAGTAGCACCAGCACCAGCACCAAGAGCGGTAAGGGCTGTAAGAAAACACATTTAGACGATCCTCACAAACTCATAGAACGGTTTTTTTAGGTGGCCGTATTCAGGGTGTAACTTAATAAACGTAAACCCTAAAGCCTTTAACCATTTGATAGCAGAAGTATTCTCCGCATATACATAATTATATAAGACGTTATAAGTTTTCAATAGACTGTCTACCCATTCCCTTCCTTTTTTAATTAGGTCAACCCTATAACTTCTTTTACTTGTTAGTTCATCTGTACCAACCATCCATATAGTTCCATCGCTGCATACACCACATAAACCTATTGCTTGATCTTCATCACCAGCAATAGCTAAATTCTTTTCTGTAAATAAATAAGTAAGCCTTAGTGCTTCTTCTGGTTGTTGACCTGTTTGATACCAAGCTTCTATTTTATCTAAAATTCTTAAATGGTTACAGACGTAAGTAAGGTCAGATAAATTAGATTTTCTTAGATATGCCATTAAATTCTTCTAGATCTTGAATGGTACATTGCTTCATATTCTGCACTAAGAAACTGTGCTGGTAAAAAAGAACGGTTAGAAATTTCAATACTAGTCATATCTGCTTTAGCCATTACAGGAAATTTAAAAACTCCTTTTTGTGTTCTTAATTTACTTAATGGTTGAGTTGCTGAACCTGTTGAACCTGTTGAATGCCTTACACCTAAAAGGTTTGGAGTAAATTTATAACGGCTATACCCACCATTAGGAGACGAAACACTTGTTTCAAAGAATGCAGTCCTTTCATACTTTAAATAAAAATTAAGTAGTTGAAATCTACCTCCTAATATTGGAGCATTAGTTTTTTGATCTATTAATTTCTGTGTACTAAAAACATACATTGAACTAAATTCATATCCCATGATTACTTTTGAATTTCTATAGTCACCTGTTGCTGTTACTACTGAAGTAGTTCCTTTATCGTTGAAAGCAATAGTAGAAGTTTCAATTGTTTCACCTACGTCAAGTGTCTTTGTATTACCTTTACTATCTACATAAGTGCTTGTTTCATCTGTACCACCAAGGAATATCCTATCTAAAAATCTTCCTACAATTTTAGGTGTTCCATATAACTTATAAGGGAAAGTAAAAGTACTAAGTTTAGTATTACTGTCATAAGTAATAGAAACACCTGTAGTTGCTTCTGTTACTTTAAAATCTAAATGAAATTCACAACTATTATCTTCTCCTCCTGGTGCATAAGGTTCTACATGTTTAGATTTAAATGGTAATTTTAATAAAACTGTTTCAGTAGCACTTTCTACAACAAGAAATAAATCAGACCCAATAAAGTCTATATTAAGAATATTGTAATCCGTATAAAAATTTAGCGCAAACCAAGAATTTAAAACCTTATTAAAGTCTTCACCATATAGCCAACGGTTTATATAAATGTCATTTGAATCTTGAGGTAATAATGCAAGAAGATTTTCACTGCTAGATGTAGTCATTTTGAAAACACTACTAGGTATATATGCAGGTATATGTATTGTTATGTCACTTGCATCTTTTATTTCAACTCCTGGTTGTTTTATATATTCTCTTATTCCTGAAAATTCACCTTTTTGTGTTAAAAAATAAATGCTATTACCTGAACTAACAGGATTAGCTTTTGTATTACTATCAAACTCTGTAGATACAACTATATATGCTGTCTTAGGTGTCAAAGTATCATCAGATGCTTTTAATGTAAATTGTGCTTTTTCTGAAAAAAGTATTAATTCTTCTCCCATTGTTATTGCATGTTTTAATATAGATATTTTTGTATGAGAAGCTGCTATATCAATAGGATCACTATCTAAAACTGTAGTTACTGTTTCAGGAAAAAAGTTAAAATAGTCTCCAACTCTTGAAAGAATTACGTCATCATCAGAAAGAACACCTAATCTATTTCTAAAGAAGAAAATGTTATTTATTTTTTGACCTACAAAAGAAGGATTAGGAGCAGTGTCTAAATCACCAACTGTTCTTTCTCCCCATTTAGGTAAAGTCTCAGTATTTGCTAATCCATAAGAAAGAGACTGGTTTACGCTGAAATTTCCAGAAGTTTCTGGAAAAGTAAACGTATTTGCATTTGTTACTGTAATTGTTTTAATTGCACTTACATTAACTATATTTCCTGAAAGAACTTTGTATTCTATTTGATCTCCTGTTGAAAGACCATGAGCAGTAGAAGTAACAGTTACTACATGATTTGCTAGTGAATATGTAACTGTTTTATCTAAGATTGAATATTGACCTCCATCAGCTTGTGAAAAAATAAAATCACCATCACGTTTTCTAACTAAAACATATGGCATTGTTGCGTAATCAAATTTATAACTTATCCCTGGTTTTACAGTCTCTTCCCATTGACCTTTTTCAAAAGTACCACCATTATTTGTTACAAACTTAACATAATGATTATCAAACTTTGTACTATCACTTCCTTTGACTTCAACAACAAAGTTATTAGGAGCAACAACAGGAAGATCAGTAAAGTTTTGAGTAGAGTTTTTAACTAATGTTATCTGTGAGTCACCTTGAGTGTCATTTGCATCAATACCAAAATCAGTACTATCGTCTTTTTTTATCCATAAAACAGGTCCATTTTGAGAGATAGTAAAACCTGTTAAAGCACTTCCAGTATCAGGACTTTTACCGTTTTGACCTAATAATTTATCTTTTATTCCTGTTGCTATTGTAGTTGTGCTTAATGGATTATCACTACTTGTAGGATGTACAGCTATTGTATTATTTACAGTTATTGTGTAATTAGTGTTATCTGAAACTTGATTAAAGAAAACTAATGCTCCATTGTTTGCACCAGTACTGACATCAGCAGTCATTGCTACTGTTTTATTTGTATTTAAAACAAATGCATGATCAGCAACACTAATAGTTTTAAATTCTTCTTTTGGGTTTGATGTCCAAAAATAAACAATACCATTTGTAGTTAATGAAGTTGCGGCTGTATAAGTAAAAGTATTTGCAGATGTAACTGTAATAGTAAAATCACCATCAACACCAGTACCAGAAGTAATATCTATTCCTGCTGCATCTCCAGTTTTTAATCCATGACTATTAGAAGTTACTGTAACTGTTGTTCCTGATTGACTATATGTACCTGCTATAAAGTTACTACCACTAAGTAATTCTTCTTGACTTGGCAAAGCATCTCTTATCAAATAATTAAAATTATCAGCAGAAGTATTGTCAAAAACTATATTTTTTTCAGTGCCATCTTTAGCATCAAAAACTTTAATTGATTTGTTCCCAAAGACAGCTATATAACTTTCATTTTCATTTCTATTAATTGTTTGTATATGTACATTACCCATCGTTGAAGATTGTAATGTTGCTACATATTGTGCTCCTGATCTTTTCTTTAATCCTTCTGTAGGACTACTAACAAAATTAGATTGCATCCAAGCATGGTCTGATTGTTGTTGTGTGTCAGAAGCTTGTGATACCCCTCTTAAAAGAGTAGGTATAGATTGAGTGATAAGACCCATGATTAACGAATTAAAGCACTAGCAGGTGAATACGTGTTAAAGACAGTAGTAGACGCTGGATCACCTCTTAAAATATTATGGTCAGCATTAGAATAATCAGTTTCCATTAATATTGATCTTGCTCTTATTTCATCCTGTTGTGTAAAAGTTCTTAATCCATCGTC